CGTCGGTTGATGTACGCCAGCGGGATGATCGGCTTACCAGCGCTGCCGGGCCGGCCGGAAATGACGTTGCGCACCGTGATCCGAGCCACGTTCACGAAGGTGCTGATCGGCTCGCCGGCCGAATCGACCTTCGTGCCGCCGATGTCGTTGTCTCCAGGGTCGGCGATCGAGCCGCCGCTGATCGGTGGCACGTTGGTATTCGCCCGCCAGATATCCACGGGCTCGCCGCTGAGGGAATACTCGATCGCAATGAAGCCCACCTCTCGCTCGACCTTGTTGTCGGTCGTTGCGCCACCGTTGTCTCCGGTCTGGCTCGCGAAGTTGACCGTCGCTTCCCACACGAATCCGCCGTCATCCACCATCTTCAGGTCGAAGGTCGGCGAAGTCACCAGCCCTGAGAAGTATGCGCCTTGGTCAGTGATGGCGCCGCCGCTGCCGCCGTACTCGGTGGGGAAGAGCTTCGCCACCACGGCCGAATCGGCAAGGATGCCCGCGGCGGTCAGCTTCGCGCCGGTGCTGTCCGTGATCACATAGGACGACGAGCCGCTCCACTTGCCGCGGTCGAACTGAATAGAGGTGCCGCCGGCGCGCTGCGAGATGACGATTGTGCTGGGCATCAGGGTGCTCCTGCTGCGAGGGGTGCGGTGTTCTTTGCGATCTGCTGCACGGCAAGCTTGATGGCATCCTGCGTCGGCATCATTCGCTCCAGGCTGAAGGAGGTCATGCCCGCCACCTTCACGCCACCGATGGCTGTGCTGAGGCTCTCGGCGTTGCCGAAGTTCATCATGCGCCCGGCCCGGTCGGTGGCCTGCTGTTCCATCTGCTTCGCCAGTTCCGCCTGCTGCTTCATGCTCTCTTCCGACTTCTTCCGCTGTTCGACTTCAGCCCGCGTCGCTGCGGTCTTGTCGTAGGCGTCGCGCAGCTGCTTCGCCTGCGCTTCGGTGATTCGGCCTTCAAGCACAAGTTGCGCCGTCTTCTCGGCGTACAGGTCTCGTTCGGATGTGACCAGTTCGTGCGCGATGCGCTGCTGCTCCTGCAGCATGGACAGGTGCAGCGCTGGGTCGGCTCGGTTGGCCTGGTTCAACATTTCGGCGCGAAGTTTCGCCTGGTCGAGTCCCGCCATCGCCGCACGCATCTGGGCGATCTTCTTGTCGGCTTCTTGTCCCCCCATGCCCTTGCCGATCAGGTTCTGTCGCTGGTCTGCCAGTTCTGCTTCACGGTCAAGGCGCGCGATCTCGTCTTCTGACTTGCCGACCTTGCTGCGATCCCGGCGAATCTGTTCCATCTTCTGGCGGAATGATTCTTCTGCGGTCAGGCGCCTCGACATGGCGGCGGTCTGCGCCTCGATGGCTCGGGTCTGGGCGTCAATGGCGTCAGGCCCGCCACCCCAGCCGAGGAGTGCGTGCACGCCCTTGGCGATTCCCATGATGTGATCGCCAGCCGGCAAGCCCTTCACGAATCCGATCATGGTGTCGCTGTACACCTTGAGCTTGTCAACTTTGCCGCCGCTGGCGAGTTGGTCGAGCGCGTTTGCCATCGCACCCAGTCCAAAATCCACCGCCTTGAATCCCACGAATCCCTTCAGCAGTGGGCCGAGGGTCTTGCCGAACATGGGCCCGCTCTTCGTGCTCTCCGCGTACTGCTGCGTGCGCTGGTACTTCTGTTCGGCGGCCGCCTTCTCGGCCATCAGCTGCTTGTGGATCTTGAGCTGCGTCTCCTTCGATCTCTGCGCTGCAGCGACCTCGGCGGCGCGCCGAGCCTCGGCGGCCTCCTTTGCCGCCGCAGCCTGCGCCATCGCCTGATCCTTCGCGCGCTGCTCCTCGGCCGCCTTTGCCGCTGCGGCCGCCTTCTCGGCTGCCCGCACCTGCTCGACCTGGGCGAACCGGGCCTTCACCTGGGCGATCTGCTCTGGCGACGCTCCGCTGGCCGAGAGCTTCTCCAGCGTCATCTGCTCCTTCGACTTCGTCGCCATGTCCACCATGCGCTGGGTGGAGGACATGATCCCGGCGATCGACTTCTTCGACCGCTCGGCCAGCTTCTCGTTTGCCTGCGCCGCCCGCTCGGTCGCGTTGGCATAAGCCTGCACGCCCGTCATCTCCAGCGCGATTTTGATGCTTGAACTTGCCACGGCTTACTCCTTCCACTTCGGCTTCACGCCGAACGCCTTCGCCAACATCTCGGCCATCTGTTCCTGCGAGGGCTTGGGCTTCTCCGCGTATGGCATGAAGTCGAGATGGCTGAACGGCTTCGACTTCGCGGTGCGGTGGCAGTTGGCGATCGTGGCGGCGATGATCCCGGCGCGCATGTCGGCGCGCTGGTTTCCGATCGGTCCGTCGATCGCCTCGAAGGCCATCCACTCGCTCAGTTCGTGGCTGCTCATGGTCTCCTCTAGTTCTGCCACCGTCCTACCCAACGCCAGCGCCAGCCGAAACATGAACTGTCTCAGCTGACGCTTTCGGAGTTTCCCTCCAGCACTTCGCGATCCTTGACGCCCAGGCCGCTGACGCGGCTCGCGATGTCGTACAGGTGATCGACGAGGCCGGCGGGAAGTTCTCCGAGGGCGTCAACGTCAGCGGGTCCGAGCAGCGGGGCGCCGTCGTGGTACAGACACAACGACACCAGGCTGGCTCGGATGTTGCGAACGGTGTTGCCCTTGTTGCTGAAGGTCTCCATCTCCCACCTGTCCCGCTTGGCGGCGGTGAGGCCACGCACTTCGACCTCACCGACGCCGGGGATGGACACGGTTTCAGATGGCACCTTCGACTTCAGGCCCAGCAGTTTGTCCTTGATCTCGCTCATGGATCAGCTCAGGGTGACGGCGCCAGTGATCTTCATGGTGAACGACGCGGTGAGCGCCGAATCCATTCCAGCCTTCACCGAATAGTCGGTCACGAAGCAGCTGCCGGATGCGGTGTGAACCTGGCCGCCAGTCACGCCGAACGAGAGCGCGAACGTCTGGGCGCTCGGGGCGGTCGTCGCGGCGGTGTTGTCCAGCTGATCCCACAGTGCACTGTGCGCGCCGAGGATGTTGACCTCCATCGAGATCGTGCCGCTGTCGATCAGGCCCGCGACAAACTTGCGATGACGGTCGGTGAGCGTGGTCACGTCGATCGTGTTCAGCTTGAGGCCGTCGATGTTCAGGCTGAGAACTTCCGCGACTGCGGCCGAGTTGAAGGTGATGGTGGTGCCGAACGTGGGCACCGCTGCGGTAATGGCTGGCATGGGGTGATCCTCCTAGATCAAGGAACGCCACCACCGGGCTCGGTGATGGTCGTGGGTGAAACGGAGCTGGAGCGGTACGTCGCTTCCAGCGTGACAGTCGTGACGTGGATGCCGGTCTCGGTGGCCTCGCTGCCCACGTCGTACTGACTGGTGATCCCGGTCTCGCGGATCTCGAAGATCGTCACGCTCCGGGCTTGGCCGCTTGCGCCGTGCATCTTGACGCGCACGGCTTCGGCGATCTGTCGCGACACCTTCAGCGTCGAGGCGATGCAGTCCACCTCGACGGTGAACTTGCGCAGGCAGTCGGTGCGGCCGAAGGTCGGCGAGACGTTCGCATCCTGCCCGGTGGTGAGCACGATGGCGGGGAGCGTGGTGGTGTCGCGGAACGCGGTGAAGATGCGCGTGGACACCAGCGCCGTGACGCTGGCAGATTGCGTCAAGGCATCGCGGACGGCTGCGACGATCAGTTGGCTGCTCACGAAAGCCCTCGCTTCGCTGCTTCGAGCAGGATGCGCCGCGGCAGTTCGGTCGCCATGTGCGCATTGATTCCGCCGGTGAGGCGCTTGTACAGGTTGAGGATGACGCGCCAGCCGGGGTAGGTGGCGAGGCCCGAGTAGCGGCCGGCGTCGATGATCCAGATGCCTGGCGCCCACGCCTTCGTTCGGGAACGGAAGTTGCCGCGCTTGTCGGTCCAGAAGTGAAAGCCGAAGCCCTTGATGGTGAACGCGCGCTTCACCTGCGCACGCGAGAAGCCGGGCGCCGAGCCTGTCTTGTAGTTCTTGAACATCCAGCGATTCCAGCGCCCGGTCTTCGACGGCTTCTGGCTGTCGTACTTGCCGCCGCGTGCGGAGAACTCCGAGAGCAGGCCCAGGCGCACGGGCTCCATTGCCTCGGTCATGATCTCCTCGGTGAGCTGCTTGAGCACAGTGGTGCCGAGTTCGCGCATGGCCTTGTTGACCTGCTCGACGCCTTGCACGGCGACTGCCTTGTGCACGTTTGAGTAGCCCATCAGGTCACGATCTCCCGGCACATCAGGTCGAGGTACTGCCGGCGCTCCTGCCAGTCCACGACCGTCACGACCTCCCATGTGCGCGACACCATGCCCTGCTCGTCGCTAACGGTGCGCAGTTGGCTGCGGTGGCTGACGGTGGGGTGCCAGCGCATGCGGATGCGATGCGTCACCGTCTGATTCATTTGGCGGTGATTCATCTTCTCGTCTGCGCTCGCGTCGTTGATCGCGGCGAAGAGCACCGTGCCGCTGCCTGCGGCGTTCACCGTGCGCACAGGCTGGCCGTACTCGTCGGTCGCGGTGGACGCGCCGAGCAGCTCGAGCGGGGTGCGCATGTAGCCCGGGTTCACTGGTAGTCCCCCGAGTGATACTGCACGATCAGGCGCTCGACGGTCCGCGGGATCTCGTAGAGCTGCGTCGGGCCGACGGCGGTGCGGTTGTCGTACAGGTGCGCAGCCTGCAGCAGCACGGCGTGGCGAAGGGCGGCGGGGATGCTCGCGCTCGACGCGCCATAGCCTGCGGTGAAGTTCACCGTCACGTCGAGCGCGCCAGTGCCCAGCGTGCCCGGCCAGGAGGAGGTGCTCTTTAGCACGACGCGGCCGATGTTGTCCACGCTGTAGGCGTGGTACTCGCTGCTCGCCAGCGTCTGCGTCGCGCCGGCTGCGTCGGTGTAGGTGATGCTGGACACACTCAGCCAGGGCGAGCGGGGCAGGATGATCTGCCCAGACGCTGGGAACTCCTCTAGCTGGTAGGAGAACGCCCGCGTGATCAGGGCACGCCGGGTCTCGTTCTCGATGCACTGCGTGGCCGTGAGCACGAGCGTGGCGATGTATGTGTCGTCCTGCGCGTGATAGACACGCGCGTGCGTCTTCAGGTCGCTGGTGCTCACGGCCGCGGTAACTGCGCCTGCGTCGGTCAGGTTGGTTTTCATGCAGTCACCAATGCGTTGAGAATCAAATCCGCGGCAATGGTGTAGCCATCGCTGGTGTCCTTTGTGCCAGTTGGGAACGAGCCGGACAAATATCCGCCGCTCAGATGCACGGTGTTTGCGGTGGAATAGTAAGTCCTGGTGCCGCCTGTTCCCCGATTGCATTGCGCATAGTTCAGGAACTGCTTGACATCCACCACCGTCATGTCGGTGTTGGTTTGCACCATTTCGTTCGCAGCAGCACGAACAGCGACGAGGTTTCCAGCTGAACCGGATGAACTACTGTCATCAGAATTGCGAGGTACTCCAACCCACGAAACGATTGCAAGGTCTGATGCGGGATACCCGAGCGCAGTCCACGCCGCCTTGTAGG